TTTTTCTGGAGCTTTCTCCATGAGAATTCGATCTAACTTTTCGACGTTTTCGCAGGAGTTGTCAAAGTCTTATCCACCCACAATGGGATGGTATGATTATGGCGCACTCACTTACGGAAACTCTCGGATGAGTTCGATCGAAGACGATGTCTCATCTCCGACGTCGCGTCATAATAAGGTGTGCTTGCATGTTAAGAAGACGGCCTCTATCGTTTCAGGAACGTTCCCATTTAATTTTGTAAATGTGTGGACGAACCTGGTCGAAGGGACCGGCTATCTTACGGCAAGGCTCAGCGTTATTCCTAACGTTGAACTCTCACCTCCTTCTGACGTTGATTGGGCGGGAATGACATCGTCCTTATGCGGTCAGGCCAAAGGTCAGATTCAGACTAAGTCACAGTTACTCGTGACTATTGCTGAAGCTGCCAAGACCTATCGAATGGTAACCAATCCATTCAATTTACTTAAAACTGACTGGCGCAATCTAGCCAGTGGGCTCACAGCGAGTTCGCTTGCGAAGAAGGCGTCCGGTCTGTGGCTTGAGGGTCGCTATGGATGGAATTCAGCTTTTGTTGATGTTAAGAACTTTTGTTCTAGCATCAAAAAGCTTCGTTCTTCCTATGGCGATCCCGAGTCAAGTAAGATCGGGGCGAGACTACGTTCAACGCGTGTTTCGTCAGGAGACGGTCCGTACAAGCTCTTACACTCTCAGTCGACCCAGGACTATTGCTTTCGCAAGGATGGTAGTCTTTACTACCGCGATGCGAACTATAGTCTTGGTGGATCTGTGTTTACACAGATCCAGGGCACTGGCCAGAAGGATTTTTGTTCCGTTTTTTGCAAGCGTTTGGATCCTGTGACAGGATCTTTCAACGCTTTGGAAAAGACGATTCAAGCATTCGGCTGTACAGCGTCCGATCTTCTACCTACGATATGGGAATTAGTTCCATATTCTTTTGTCGTTGACTGGTTTGTCAACTCCAAAGGTTTATTTAACTACCCTAATCGTTCGTATCTTCAGACGGCACGTCTTGAAAACCTTGGCTACTCTATTAAGAGTACTTGGGGCTTCAAGGCGATGATCGCACCGCTCATAGATGCACCGTGGTATTGGTACAAATATGAAGCAGGCGGTCCAACGCAGGCCGTAGGCGATGCTGGCGAGATAACTCGCTATCAGCGCAGTACAGGTCTGCCTGAAGAACAGAGTGTTTTACTGAACTTGGGGCTCTCGTCAACCCACTTGGCAGATTCTGTAGGTTTGATAATACAGAAACTGCTTAAGTGACCACATCTCTCGTAGAAGGACGGTTCCTATGCCATCAGCCACTCTTACACCCTATTACACGAACACTGACCAAATTACTTTCGCGCTCGTCTCGAGCGGAGAGAATAAGGCGGTGTACCAGCTTGCTGGTCGTAGTCTCGCAGCTCCGTACGAAATTTCGATTATTCGAAAAGTCGGACAGACTGGTCAGAAGACTAATGATCATGTAGTAGTCACCATCACACAGACCGCTATCAACACAACGACTGGCATTCCTGCCACCGCTGTGGTGAAGATGGATCTGTCCATTCCAAGGGATGTGAGTATTCTCACGCCCTCAGCCGTTG